CGGCAGCCTCCAGTAATAATTCAACTACTTCGCTGTTCTGAGTAATGGTATACACGCTACCTACGATACCCAGACAGCTATTGCTGTCGTCTCTGAAGATGCCATAACCTGAGGTTGGTTCTCCGTTAGGACCAAATAAAGGACGCTTACTTACTGTCCAGTTGGTTCCTGATTTCTCTAATAATTGTTCGATTTGCATTTGGTTGGTTAATTAATGTCTTTCAAATTTAGTTAATTAGTTTCTTGTTTCCTAGTTTAATTTAGTTAATTTTACTTTTTCTAGTTAGTTTTTATCCACATCTTTGTCGGCACTTCCTGTGGAGTTTATTACTTCTACTGGACCTATGTGCTCTATATAGGATTGCAGTATGTCAGTAAAGTTAGCAGACAAAATATCCATATACGTAATTGCTTCATCTTTTGCAATGATTATTGTCGTATCTGACTCTTGTGCTTTTTGTTCATTCAGAGTAATCTTAGCTGCTTCAATCGTAGCTAAAACTAATCTAAGTGTGTTTACCATACCTAGGAACTTTGATTCATTTGTTCCCATAACAAATAACTCAGGTGGGGTTAAATTTTGCCCAGCTAAGTTTCCTCTACTTTTCTTAAGTAATTCTAAATCGAGACCTATTATCTCATTGTACGTGTTTAATCCAGTTGATTTCATAATTGTTGTATCTTAATAAATGTTTGTTGATGGTACTGAAGTGGTTGCATTTCCAGTCTGTTCCACTATAACTAGCAGATACTGGATGTGGTGCTTCTAGTACGATGTTGCTTTCGCTGATTAAGCTCTTGTATTGTTGTGCGTTCTTGCCCCACAAACAGAAGAATACTCCGTGACAATGGTCATCTATTGCTTTAATTACATTGTAGGTAAACTCTCTCCATATTGCTGCGTGACTTCCTGCATTTCCTTCTTGAACTGTCAGTGCTGTGTTAAGTAAAAGAACTCCTTGTTCTGCCCATGACTTAAGGTTCATATCTGACGGAAAGCAAAACTCTTCTTTGTAGCAGTCTTCTTTTACTGCATTATAGATTTGTCTTAAGCTAGGTGGAATGTAGTCATTTACGTCTGTGTCAAATGCTAGTCCATTAGCAACTACTTCTCCTTTAACTTTGTTTGGATATGGGTCCTGACCTAGTATTACGACACTTACCTTTCTTAAAGGAGTCAGTTGAAATCCTCTGAATACGTTTTCTTTCTCTGGAAATACATTTACTTTCTTTCTTTCTTCTGCAATATGTTTTCCTAGAGTACTAAACGCTGGAGACTCTATCGTTGTACGTAACACACTATACCAATCATTAGGTATGTCAATTAGTTTCTTGGTTGTTTCCATTAAACTGTTTTTTGGTATGTCTTAAATTGTCTTTTAATTGTCTTTAGCTGGAACTCTATTTCATTGCTTTCTAAGTTGTCTAGGTTTATATCATAAATCTCAGGCATCACTAATTTACACTTGTTGATTATGTTATAAAATCTAGTCTTGTAGTTAATGTTAGTGTCCAACAGGTCTTGGTTGACTCTTATGTTGTGGATAATAGTGCTGTGGTCTTTGTCCATTATCCTACCTATAGCCGATAAAGTATAGTTGAAATAAATAAAGTACAAAGCAATTATTTGAAGCCTTGCGTCGACATTTGCTCTCTTACGACTAATGCTAAACAAATCGTTAATGTGTACTTTATTCATCTCAGCTACTATCAATGCGGTTTTAAGTTCTTCAGGATTAAGTCTTGCTACCAAGATGCTTGATTCTGTTCTTACCTTAGGTGGTCTTTTAACTATACTTAGTTGTTTTTCTGTAACGTCTCTGACCAAAGGTAGCTTACAGAATTTTTTGTGCAGCTTTTCAGCTACATAGCTTTCGGCTTCTAGTTCTTCACAGGCAAACTCTATTGCTGCCTTTATAACATCCCGTACTGAATACATATTTCTTTTAACTTATTAATTCCGTGACTTTTAACTATGTCGCTTGGGTCTTTTCCCAAACTAATGTCATGTTCTATTCTCTGTAATTGGTGTTTCTCTGCTTCTCTTTTGCTGTTCTCTATACCAGTTTCATCTGAGTCTAACCATATAACTACCTTGTCAAATCTTGAGCTAAGTTCTATTATCGTGCTTTGTTCTATCGGTGTGTTTTCTGAACGCAAGGCAACAGCATTTATTCCTATTGAAGCAAAAGTCATTACGTCTTTAAGAGCTTTGGTTATTATTACTAAACTACCTTTGTCTTTAAGTACATCCATACCTTCTACTACTGAACTGTTGTAATTGTTTCTGAACTTATTCTTTTTACTTTGTTTTGGTCTGTATATCTTATGTCGTTTGTTTTCAGTATAAACATAGCATGGGTCTAAGTCGTTATTAAGGTACTTTAATTTATGGTTTATCCATACCTTATCAGCTCTGACTACTTTAAATCTAGTTAGAATTTCTTTACTGATATTGAACTGACTAAAGAACCTCAGGTCGGTTTCACTAAACGACATAGGTTGTACTTTTATGACGGTATCATTTTCTTCTTGGTTCTTGAACTTAGTTAAGTGTGAGTAGTCTTTCTTAGAATAATCTATGATGCCTCCTGATAAATCTTCATAAATATCTGTCCAGCTTGTTTTTGTTCCTCTTACTTCAGTAGCTACATCATAAAGGCTATATGATTTTCTTAAAGCAAAATCATAAAAGATAAGGTCTCCGTTTCTGTTGTACAAGAACACACAGTCAGGGTTTTTGTCTTCACGAAAAATACTTTGGTATTTCTTATGCATTTTAATAGCTTGACCAAAGTAAAATTCCATGATAGCCTCCTGACTAAACACCTGGAATAACTTTTGTTTAGTTATCCTTACTCTTACTTGGGTTAAGTCCATTTCTTATGTAACTTATTGATAATGAGTAGGGAACTTGTTGTTCCCTACTCTTATCACTAGCTAGTTTAATTAGAAAATATCATCATCAGAGTTAGCACTCATGTTGATTGAAGCTACACTTGACTCAAATGGGTCATCGGCTGGCTCTTCTGTAGCAACAAACTCCTGGAAAGTAAGTGATGCGCCATAGTAATTCTTATAGCCGTACTCTCCTGTAATTTTTGTACGTACAAAGTCACTAACCTTAGCATCAACTGACAAGAACAAACTAGTCCATACGTCCTGATACTGACCGTCTTTAACTCCGAACAGAACTTTAACGCCTCCTTCTCTCTTGTTAAAGTGAGCAAAGAAATCAGATAGTTCTTTTGTGTTACCTTTAACGATAGCTTTGAAGTCTTCTAGCATGAAAGGTTTCTTATTGATGTCAATGTTACCATAGGCACGAAGCAAGTTGTAAATGTCTTCTTCACCTTTGAACGCTTGACGTGCACTCTTAGCATCTAAGCGAGTGTTCTCGTGTAGTTTAGCGTTTCTTTCTACTAGGTCGTCAATGTTCTCAGCCCAAGTAGTTTTGCTATGCTGGTCGATGTATTGCTTGCGTCCGTTCTTACTTATTCTCAAGTCATTGGATACGAAGATGGCAAACTTACCAAGTAGTTCAGTGCTTGCACCTGGATAGTTACGATACCAAAAGTCAATACGAGTAGCACTATCAAGAATGTAATTGGGTTCTTTTACTTTTTCTAAGTCTACGTTGTACGCTTCTGCTATCCACTGTCTTGATGGATTAACAGCTACAATTTGAATGGGTGCAATACCTGTGTAGAGTTTCTTACTACCTACGGTTGCTTGTCTGGTTTCTAGATTTTCTAAATTCATACGATTGATTGTTTAATTATTTAATTAAGATTATGTTTCTTTTGTTTGTGTAAATGGGTCCGTGAGTCTCTTTATCCATGATGTAAAGCTCTGCGGTTGGTTCGTTTCCGTTGTCTTCAGGCTGAAGCATTACTGTAGTTTCGTACAGGATTTCCCAAGGGATGTTACCAGTGTCGTTGTTCTTTGCTTTTTCGATAGCTTTTTCTTTAGCTTCTTCTACGGAACTTGCTTCAATGGTAAACTTGGTTCTGTACCACACAGTTGCTTTTTCGTCAAACTGAAAGTCAAATGATTGGTTGGTTGTCTCGTTATTACTCATAGTATTCATCTATTTTTTCACATACGTACTTGAGATTGTTGTCGATTAAAAGGGTCTCAAACATTCCTTTGGGAGATTTAGCTGGCAGCTTTCTCCAGTTGTTAGTTACAAAGTGATAGGTAGGATTACCGTCTTTATCTTCGTCTACGAATGTGTAGAGAGCGATGGTGAATAAACCTTCCAATACAATCTGATTGTCTAACAGCTTACCTGCTGTCTTCATCTTATAACTAACTATTTTACCCTCGTCTTCAATAGTCTCGGGATGAGAAAAGTAAAAAATTTTCAAGTCGTCTCTTAGTTTACGAGCTTCCGTCAGAAGAGTAACCATGTCCTTCGCCATTAAGCTGAACTTCATGTAACCAGTCTCAGTTGCTTTTCTTACCATGTTGAAACCCATGATGTAGTTTGAGTCTTCTATAACTACGTTCTTGATGTGGCTTCCTTTCTCGTTGATGCTTTGGAGAGTCTTAAGAATTAGTTGTGCATCGTCTGTCTCTTTGTAGTTCTTGTTTTCTACTGTGTAGAGTTTAGATGCTCCTTTGAATGGTAACTCTTTACGAGCTACGTTAATAATGAATGTTTCTGATGGGTCTAGTGACTCAATAGATGTTGATTTTCCTGTACCTGTTGGTCCTACGATTGCGATTAGTTTACTTGACATATATTTATTTAGTTGGTTATTATTCCCTTTCTTTTATCTCGTCTAGGTCGCCACCTTCCTCTTCGTCCTCATCGTCTTTTAGTGCCCATCCATAGAACAAGCAGAAGTTCTTAACTATCTTAGAGATTTTGTCGTCTTCCCCTATCATTGGTAGTATCTTAATTGCGTCTACTGCTTGGGGGGTATTGACTAAGTAATTGTATAACCATACTTGGTACTCTATTTCTTCTTCTAGTTCCCAAGAGTACTGGTCTGCCCAATCTTCTTTTTCTATATCTAAGTCTTCAAACTTAACTCCCACTCTCCTGCATAGTTCTTCGAATATGGTTTCTAGTATTTTGTCTTTTTGTTTACTCATAACTTTTACTTTAAAATTAACTGGTGGTTTCTTTTTGACTGTTCTGCATTTGAGTTAGTTCGTTGATAAATTTCTCGTAGTAGTTTCCTGCTTGCATTACCTCTGCTCTTGGAAGTTCTGTAAAGTTGCCTGTTGCTCCATTAAAGAACAAACCTACGCTTGAGTTTTCTAATCCGTAGTGTCTGTCTTTTAAGAACTTAAGTGCTCTGTATCCTCTTCCTAAGAGTGATATGTCGTACCCATTGTGAACCTCGATGTCATAGCGTGATGGGTTAAATAAACCCATAACTATCTCATAGTCCTGATGGATACCTTTGTTAATGTGTAGTTCTTCTAAAGAAGGCTCAATGCGTTCCTCTATTAGAGAACCTCTGCTTGTATAAACAGCTTTCTCCGATGAAGGAGTCTGCTGATGTACAATGATGTTTGCCATTTGAAATCTTTTAGAGAATACCTCAAGCACGTAGTCTTTAATAAACATGTCGAATGTTTGATATGACGTAAGTCGTGTGCGAGTTTCTCCTGATAGTTCATTTGACAATAGACTGATGTGGTCTACTACACAAAACACCCATAAGTTTTCATCCTTGTATTTATATCCTGTAATTACTTCTCTTCCGTCGTCAAGTCTCTTTGTTGTGTATTCTCCTATGTTAGGGTTGTCAAAATAAGCTTTAACATACTTTAAGATACCTGTTGGATTACGGATGTAATCAATTACTTCTACTCTATCTTGAAGATATTCTATAGCTTTACGTGCTTCGATTATCTTCTCGAGGAGTTCTTTGGATACAGTATACTGACCAATGGATTTGAGTTGTTGTGTACTGATGTTGATTTTGTACTTCTTGTATAACCAGGTGCAAATGAAAGACAACCAAAAGTCAGTTGCATTTTCTTCTAATGCAAAGTAGAATATCTTTACCTTGATGTCTGTGTTTGCAGTTTGGTTAATTACATTAGTAACTGCTAGTT